TCACGGCACGGTGTCGAAAACGTGTCGAATCTGCCCAATCGGGCCGTAACTGATGGCATCCTTTAAGTGATCCGGCGCGAGATGGGCGTAGCGCATCGTCATTGCCAGGGACGAGTGGCCGAGAATCTTCTGCAAGGTCAGGATATTGCCGCCGTTCATCATGAAGTGGCTGGCGAACGTGTGCCGTAGCACGTGCGTAGCTTGGCCGCGGGGTAGCTCGATACCCGACCGCTTAAGCGCTTTCTCAAACGCTGGAGCACACCGGCTAAACAGGCCCTGAGCACGAAAATGAGCGAGCAACCGGCACTCGAGATCATGAGATATAGGTATGGTACGGGTCCGCTTCGATTTGGTGTTGACGAACGTCACCGAGTGATTCCGCACCCTATCAGGCGTCAAAGCCTGCCCCTCACCCCACCGGCAACCAGTGGCAAGGCAGATGACGGCCACCATATAGGCATGGGGTAACTGCGCGGTGCGCTCAATGGTCCGCAGCAACACATCGATCTGGTCAACAGTCAGATAGCTTAGCTCCCGTTCCTGAAGCTTCAGCATGCGAACATTGGCCAGAGGGTTGGGGTACGAGATCTCACCCAGCCGGTTCAACTCATTATAAACAGCGCGGAGATAGCCCAACTGATTATTGAGCGTCTTGCCAGAAGTGCCATTCTGTAACGCGATCCCACGAGCTTCGGTGAAGTCACCGGCGGTTAGTTTCGACGCAATCGGGTTACCCAGCCGATCACAGACGCCATACAGGCTATTTCTACGCCGCTTGCCGTCGGTGAGGGTCTGCCCGTGGACCAAGTACCAACGGTCAACCAGTTCCCGCAGCAAACGCCGATCCTTAACCGGTAGGGACCACAGTGGATTATGTGAATAGCGGACACGAATTGCGGCCGCAAATCGCCGGGCCTCAGCTTTTGTATTAAACCGTTTTCGATGACGCTTTCCCTTCACCGGCTCAACATCGACAAACCAACGACCGTCCGGCAATTGTTTGATCATATCGCACGGCCATATCGGATATAGCGCTCCTCGAGCAGATCACGAACATGGCGACGCAGATCGGCAGGCTGTTTGCCTTTGAGCACGTAATGCTCACGAATAAGATCATCAAAGAACGGTAACGACTGAATGGCCTTCCAGGCCTGGGTAGCAGACATTCTGTGACGTGCAGCGCAGCTTATGAAATTGCCGAGTAGCAACTCCACGTTTTTCCCGGAAAAACCAGAAGCGGTTTTGTAGTGTCGTCGATACTCCACAGCGGGCGGTTCCACCGGATATGCCTGCTGACCTATCAGCGTCCAGAACGGGTCGAACCAGCCAGGACGCTGCAAGTAGCGGAAGGCGTCGCAACCGTACCGCCAGAGCCCATCCAAGTGATCGTACAGACTGGCGTAGTCATTAAAGTGCAGAATCTCGCCAGTGCGGTGATCAACGGAACCCTCCGCAAACTGCTGGACCACCGAGTGATGAAAACGGAACTCGATCCGATAGACCGGCGTGTTTTCCTGGAAATGGCCACTCTCACACCAGACGGAACGCCAGTAATCCAGCTTGTCACGAACCTTGGCCTCTGCCGTTTTATCGTAAACGGCTAACTGGATGCCGGAGGGGGAACCAAAAAGCCAAGATTCACCACGGCCATAGACCGCCATGGTGCTAGCGAACTCGACTTCGTCAATACCGTGATAGCTTCTCACACGCCGAGACCGGCAGTGTAAGCGGCTCTCGAAGTCTTTGGGCGGCAGCCAACCTTGTACATCCCAAGCAACGTGTACGGCAGCCTGCTGCGGCTCAGCGCCGACCAACACAGCATCGGCAAACCGGTTCATCATGGTCTGCAACTCGGTTGGGCTTTGAGACCGGATACAATGAGGTGACACCTCGATTTTCAGGTGAGGCCCAGGCGCATCAGGCTGAGCGTGAAACGACTTCACGAGCAGGATAACGCCCAGGTCGGCGTTCTGTAACCGGTACTGATAACCGGAATCACGTCCGATACGACCAGCCGACCACCGCTCCCCGGCGAAATCCACAATGCCAGGAGCGTCGAACAGCGAGAGGATATCGGCGTGCAGACTACCGCGATAAAGCTGCCGAACCGTATCGGTGCCGAAATGAACGACATTGACGCCGCGCAAATCGAACGTGTCCCCTGTAACGGGATCGACAAACAATTGGCCCCAGGGCGACTCCTCAAAATCGGTATCCAGAGCAATACAGTGTTTCGGTGCCTTCGACATAATGAACCCCTAATGTGCGTTACTGTGCACGCTAACGCTCAGTTATAAGACGTGTTACAGGGACGTCTGGCTGGCGCCGGCGCGTGGGCGCGTCGTTCCTCCGCGCTCCACCGCGCCGGCACCCGCTCAAACCACCCTAAAACCGTGGGACTACTCGCCCCACACCCAGCCAGTCTGCGACTGGACGCATGGGTGGCCTGGAAGCAAAACGGAAGCCGTTGTTTCCGTTTCACTTCCAGGCCTGAAACCGTGGGGCTACTCGCCCCACACCCTCGCCAGTCTGCGACTGGACGCAAGATCAACCACGATCATCGGCAGCGCGGCGAACCTCCTCGTCTGGCGAACGAGACGGTGGAGGATCGGCGCTGGCGAGGTGGTTAAAAACGCCGTCGGCCAGGGCGCGTTTGCACATCGAGAGCGACATATCCCGAATCCGGGTGCCCTGCTGGGTGTAGCAGCGGCAATCGGACTGGTTAGGGCGGAAGGCCATGCATCCGGAGACGACCGGCACCGCCTGAACGTTGATAGCGGCCTCGCGGTAGATCGGGGCGGTATACGGAACGCCAGAGACAGCGGGGGTCAGTAGCTCAGCCCAGGAGCCGGGTGACTGTGTCGGCATTGTGCCTGGCGCCATGGGGACGCCCTGCTCGACCGTCTGTGGGGCGTCGGGATCCACGCCGCCGATGCTGAAGCTGCTGAAGAACCACCACCACGCGCCCGCAGCCGTCAGGACCAGGGCGCCCAGGATGTAAAGCATCTTGGGCGGGTTGAACTTGTGGGTATGAACCTCGGCGGAGTGATACAGGCCGAACGCCGCTTTCGGGAGCGGCTTACGCTTTTGCGAGCAGCGGGCCAGATCGGCGCGGTTGCTCGGTGAGATGGCGCCGGTACCGCAATGGTACTCGGTGATCATCGGCGCCTGGAACGGGCGCACGTAGTGGAAGTGCTCGTTGGCAATCTTGCGGGCGTGACTGTCCAGCAGGCCGGGCTCCTGGGTGATGAACACCACGTCGAACCCTTTGTGGCGGTGGGTTTCCAGGGCCTTCAATCCAGCCGGTACTTCGCGGCTGGATGGGCGGACCGGGAAAAGCTGCTGCGCTTCATCGATGATGACAATGCCGCCTTCGGGGACGTTCTCCTGCCAATCCTTGGCCTGGTCATCGGTCAACTCGAACCAGCCGAGGTCGGGACTCAGATCGCGGATACCCCTGTAAAACACGGGGCGATCCTTCACATCCTTGAAGCGGAGCAGCGTGCTAGACGTCTTGCCGGCGCCCGGCGTTCCGGTGACCAGGGCGAACATTATTCAGCGCCCTGCCCACCGGTGACGAACGACAACCGTTTAAATCCAGTAGCCGCCATCACCCAGGCGAGCAGCCCAATGTGGGCGGATATGACCAAACTGACAAAAATATCGATACCCGCCATACTGGCGATAGCTAGAACATCCGAGGCCGCGCCGAACTTCCCAGCGATAAGGGCAACAATCTGATCACCAAGCTCAACGACTCCCACATATGCAAGGACACTCATTCCGAGCGATGCCAGAACACGACCAACTATGCCGCTGATTGCACCAAACAACCAAACGCCAAACGACTCCCAAAGTTTACCCATCAGTCCCCACCTCCAGAAAATCTCCGTAAAATAATAAGGCCAGAAGCAAGATAGCCCAGTGCGATAACAATCGGCCGTATCATCCCGGCAAAATCGCAAATCGGCTCCCAGGACAGAGTAAAGGAACCTCCAAACGCACCAGGCATGGAGAAGGTCCGATCAGCAGGGCACCCCAAATTGCCGAAACTAATTTTATCTTCAGATAAACCCTCAACAACAGAACCAGCGTTCAAGGTATTACCAGGAACCTCATTATCCGCAGTGCCATCACCGTCGGAGTCACCGTCATCGGTAACTGATGGCCCATCGCGAAACTCGTCGTCACCAATTATTTCATCAACGCGCATCTTCGAATCGCAACGAACGTGGAAGAGCTCGATAGCCAGAGCGCACTGGATAGCGTCCATATTGTCGGAGCACTCCGGCTCGACGCGCTCGCCGGGTTCGCAGGTACCGCCATCGTGATAGCCGTCGCCGGGTTCGTTGCCGTCACCCTCGCCGTCGTCTATGCCACCGGGATCGCCATCGGGAATACCGTTGCCATCGCCGTCCTGTTCACCGTCCTGGGTACCGTCACCATCGGCGTCGGGATCCTGGGGAGCGGGATCGTCTTTGTTGGGAATGCCATCACCGTCGCTATCCGCATTACCATCGCCGTCGCTGGGTTCCTCATAGTTGGGGTCATCCTGACTGCAGTACCAGTCACCGGTAGAACCACCGGCCTCATTGCAACTTTCATCTGTCTCCGGTGCACGACAATAGGTCTGACCATTAGGAGCAGTAACGAAGTTTGGACAGCCGCCGCCACCACCGGGACAGTAGCGACCATCGAACCCCTGATAACAACCATCCTCATCCGTATATTCGTCCCACGGTTCCGAAGGCTCAGCACCGTCAGACTCATCGCAGTAAACACCGGTGCTGGTGGCGTCGTAGAAATACCGCCGCACGCCGTTAACCTGAACCCAGGGCACTGAACCGGAGGAACTGGTGGTCATTACGCAATTCGAATAACAGGCATCCGAGCCAAGCGGGGAGGATGAAACAACCTGCTGAATATCTCCGGCGGGAATCGGGCATTCAGGCTCGGGGGGAGGTTCGTCATAGCAGGTCTGACCGAGAATGTAGGTACCGGGAGGACAAGCATATACGTACCAGCGGGTATAGTAGGGTGCTACATCCTCAGGTCCGACGCAGGAACGACGCTGATTAACATTCGCTTCACAAGCTGCGGCCCGCTGACCGGCAATTGTGCCGTAAGTAGAGTGAGGCCAATCACAATTAGAAGAACTGTAGACATCATTTTGGCACTCAAACGTGCGCTCACGTTCAGCAGAACCGATAACGTCGGAAAAGGCTACCGAACTGAGAGCAAGCCCCACAAGGAGACCAGCACAACGAAGAAATAAAGCCACGGACCAAAATCCCCTTCCATAATCACCTCCCATTTCTATCTCCCAAAGACCGGTAGTCGCTCGGAGATAAAAATGGCCCCCGAAGGGGCCACCATGATTAACGTCCCAGCATGCTCTTGACTTGCCGGAACGCCCAGATGCCTGCAATCACAGTCACCACAGCCAGACCAATCGGAGACAGGTCGGTGAGTGCACCGGTGATCGCAGTATCAACGCCGGTAAAATCCATGACGTTTCTCCACGCGAGGTTAAAATAATCTGCGAGCCTGCCGAACACAGAACACCGCAGCCCAAAGGATGCCGATAGAGGCTAGAAGCATATTGGCATCGTCGTACGTCATCGGTGGCAAACCAAACGGACCACCACCGGGGACGTTCTGTAGCGTGCCAGCGCAGATAACTTCTCCGCCGGGGCCTTGTTGCCATTGACCATCACACGCTATTAATTCCATTGTTTACTTATCCGCAGCCGGTTTGCTGGATGCGCCGGAACCGCTCGCCGATGCGGCTTTCTGATCCGGAACGACGCCGACGAAATACGGCTGGCTTTTGCCGCCTGCCGCTTTCTTGAGCAGGGCGACGAACTTAATCTGATCGCCGGCTTTTACTTCGTGAAGCTGATCGAAAACTTCCGGGTCAGCGCCAATCTTGGTTACCTCATAACCCCGAGTGTTCGCGGTGTTGTCGCCGACAGGCTCTTGGCCGGTGAAGACGGAACAGAAAATGCGACCGTCGACGTTGACGCGTGAGCAGCCCAGGAACGTGCTAATCATTTCAAATTGCATTGTCTTACCCTCATTGAATTGGCCGTTTTGTAGGCCGTTGCTTTATTTAAAGTGGTTACGTGTTCGCCAAAGCGGTTAAGCCGCAATCCCGAAGGATCGCCCTGGCATCGGTGTTCTTCTCACTTGCATGAGCGCGGCAGAGTGCCCGGACTTCGCGTTCAGTCTTTCCGAAACCCATGAAGCGCCAGGGTGCGTATTGATGCTTAGGTAATTCCCCGGCGCTCCAAGAGCGTTCCGCTACATAGATGCCTTCACGGAGTTTTCGGGTTCGGTATAAGCCGCATTGGCTAAAGCTTTTGTTCGGTGCTATCCGTTTAAAATCCATGTGTGCGCCCTCCGGGCCGGGCTCTAGTCGCTTCGCTCCCCGGTACACAGGTGTACCGGCCCTTACGGGTAACGATCCCTCGCACCTCCGCCTCCGGCTTCGCGCTCCGCTTGACGGGGAGGAAAACCACTCCCTCGGACTCCGGATCAAGAGCGGGGCCGCCCCACACCGTCACCGACACCCTCGGTCTGTTCGCGGACTGTGAGCCGCCCAGCGAACCGCGCAAGGGCGGGCGGCTACGCCGTGGCTGCGCCACCCTTGCGCGGTTCACTGGCCGTCTCCCTGATCGTCCGCGACCGAGGATGACGGTGACGGAGCGGGGCTAGAGGGGGTTACGCTGGACGCGAAATCGGGACAACCGGCGTCCATCCAGGCGGTGAGGACCGCACCACCAAGGGTCCAAAGATCAGTGCCGCGACGAATAGCTTCCTCTTGCAAGGACAAATAGACGGAACTGGGAGCCACGACATAGAAGCGCCGGTCCTTGTCTTCAAAATTGGTACGACGCGGCGGGATCACAGAAGCGGTCATAGTGCCCCCTGAAACAGCGATAGTTGCGGGGATTGATCACGACCGGCCCGGTAGATAAAGGCCAAGGCGTCAGATCGGCGAGACTCAGGGAATTCGGCGGTGTCGATAACACCAACCAGATTACGAACGTGGACACGAAGCACCCCATTTGCAGAAGTCACTACACCCAGCAGGCGAACGCCCGCACGGCGGAGAAGGGACACCTGAGCCAGCGACATGGCAGCGGATTTAACGCCTTGCCAGCAGTAGCGGCGGCCTCGACGTTTGTAGGTGGCGCGGATCATTGGACGGACTCCCGACGACGCTTCAACTTAGTGCCGACCAAATCAGCCCAGTGCTCCAGAAGATTCTCGAAATTGCTGAGTTCGGAATCATCGAAATCGTCAAGATCATCAAGCATGACTTCGTCCAGCTTGATCCAAGCCTCCCGAGCAACGTTTTGACCGCTCATACCTCGCCCTCCCGTAACTGATCGACCAGAGCAACAACATTCACCATCCGGCGGCGACCGACCTGAACGGTCGGCAAGTGGCCCTTATCCACCCAACCGCGAACCACCTGGGGAGAGACCCGAATCCACTCCGCGAACTCAGCCCATGGCATCAACGGCGGCCAGTCGGTTCTCTGATTCATCCCTTCCCCAATCTCCGGTATCAT